ACAAGTGCGACCGTCGCCGAGCGCGACTGATCGAGTAGCGAAATAGCGGGACTCATCCATAGACGCCTCTACCGAGATCACGCCGCCAGTAGGGATCGGGCCGTCGTACTCAAGATCGGGCCATAAGTGAGTTTGAATCCAAGACTGGGTGCTGGCGATCCACATATTAAGCGATGAGCGTAGGAAGTTTGATCGGTCTGGATCTTTAGATTCGGCGCGCAAAGTGTCCATCGTCAGAGTGTGTCCAAGTGCCGGGTTTCCCCACGACCAAGACGCTTCTTGCATCGGGTCAATTGTCGGCGGTGGCGACCATTCCGCAAAGTAGAAGCTGGAAGGGTTGTTTGTGTCTATAAGTCGCAGCGCGTTCTCTCGATGTCTGATAAAGAGTGCACTGGACTCGGTGCCCGCTGTTGAGAAGAGCGCAAGGTGAGGAGACCTGCGGACGCGCTGGGTAGGGATCAGGCCTGCCATTGTGATCTCCGAAATATCAAAGATCTCATCCGCGCAAATTAGATCTACCGACATTCCGTGACCGATTGATGGGTTCGCCGCGCGCACATACCAACGCGATCCATCCGGCATCGTTGCCGAGTTACGACCAAAGGACTTCATGATCTTTGCGTCATAACGACTTTCAAGGATTGGCGCAATCTCATCAAAGAGCAGACAGGCAAGAGAAAGAGTGTGAGCTGTAGATAAGACGGTCTGTTTCGTGCCTCGAATCTTTGGCATTTCCAAAAGCCAAAATAAAATCAAGCATTGAATCAAGACGGTCTTGCCATTCTGACGCGCGACCGAACAAAGGCTTGATCGATGCACAAGATCATCCTGTCCGTCTGGAGCATGGGTAAATCCCAAAGCGCGCTCAAGATAATGCATCTGCCAAGGCATAAGCGAAATGCCAAGCAGCTCTAAAGCCATGTCCCCCACAATCCCAGCGAACGATCCGTCGCAGTCCGGAACGATCGTCTCCAGTCTCGGCTGGTCGTGGCTGGTCATCGCCAGTATTATTCTTGGCGCGAAGGCGAGCAGCGTAATTTATTGATGACCATCCCAGCGGTCAGTCGCTGTCGAGATCTGCTTGCATCAGTTATTGGATGTATGCCATTGCGCGCCTACAACATGAGCTGGGACGGCGAGCGCATGGTCAAGAATTACATTGCACCTCGATCATGGATGCGCCAACCAGATCCACAAAACACCTACGCACACTTCTATTCGTGGGTTTTTGATGATCTCTATATGTTCGGTAGAAGCATAATTCACATCACATCGAGGACGGCTGATGGCTTTCCAAATTCCTTCCAAAGGCTCCCAGTCGGATCAATCACCACTACCGATCAGACAGGTCCCGTCTGGTTTGCACCAAGTAATCAGGTCTACTTCAACGGCGTAGAACTAGACACGCGCGATCTTCTCCAGATCTTGTCGCCGACAACTGGACTTGTTTACACAAGCGTCTCGGCTGTAGAGACCGCGCTCAAGATTGAAGCCGCGCGCAATAGGAACGCGAGCAGTTCAATTCCGGCTGGAATCCTTCGTCAAAATGGAGGGGAACCTCTTTCAGCGCAGGAACTCGCAGACTTGGCTACCGCGTTTAATGCTGCTCGAGCAACCAATCAGACCGCCGCTCTAAACGAATTCTTAACTTACGAACCAACGACAATGTCGCCAGACAAGATGCTTCTGATCGAGTCCGCTAACTATTCCGCATTGGAAATGGCGCGTCTTGGCAATGTGCCACCGTACTTAGTCGGCGTATCAACTGGGTCGTACAGTTATCAGTCATCACAGCAAGCGCGCGCAGACCTTTACATTTTTGGCGTCAAACTTTACGCCGAAGCAATCGCAGAAGCGTTCAGCATGAACAACATTTTGCCTAATGGCACGATGGTTGAATTTGATGCCGAACAGTATTTAGAAGAAAACTATTTGGCAGACAAAGCCGAAGAACCAATCCAAGAAAACACTCAAGAGGAGTTAGCAAACCGATGATCAGACTTACAGCTCAAAGCGTCAGCATTGACGCAGCCGCCAGCGACGGCACACCTACTAGAACCATCACAGGAATCGCAGTCCCTTACGGCGTCGCAGCGACCGTCTCCGACGGCACAGAAGTCATCTTTGAGCGCGGCAGCCTGCCAGTAGACGGCAAAGCCCCACGCCTATTCCTCAATCATTCAAGCGAGAGCGCCATTGGCATTGTTACGGCCAGATACGACGATGAAGAAGGCATGATGTTTACCGCAAGAATTAGCAAGACCGCACAAGGCGACGACGCTTTGCAGCTCGCCCTTGACGGCGTCTTGGACTCGGTATCGGTCGGAGTAAACCCAACCAAGACTCGAGCAAACAAAGACGGATCAATCACAGTCCTAGAAGCCGACTGGATTGAGTTGTCCATGGTGCCAGTTCCTGCATTCGCTGGAGCGATCATCACAGACATCGCAGCGAGTATCCACCACGAAGACGAAGAAATAAGTAACATAGAAACAGAACCTACACAGGAGAACGAAACCATGTCCGAAGCAACAGTCCCAGTAATCGAAGCAAGCATCCCAACACTTTCAATCCCAGCACAGCCAAAACGCGAATTCGCTATGCCTTCGGCTGCGGAAGTGCTCGCCGCATATCACATCGGCGGAGACACTTACAACAAAGTAAGCGACGCATTTAAGCAAGCACAGCGTCGCGGTCAAACAGCATTGCAAGCGGCAGCTGGCGACATCGTTACGGGCGACACCCCGGGCCTCTTAAATATTCCCGTGCTCGGACCGCTTTTTCAGGACCTAAATTTCGTTCGTCCTGTGGTCAGTGCATTTGGCGCTCGCGCGATGCCTTCAACAACTTCGCGTCAGTTCGTGAGACCAACCATTACGACACATACCTCAGCGGCGGTGCAGACAAATCAGCTTGATGCAGTATCGGCGACCACAATGGTTATCGCTGCGAACACAGTCACGAAAGCAACTGTCGCAGGTCAGGTCACACTGTCAATTCAAGACATCGACTTCACAGACCCAGCAGCGCTCCAGCTTGTATTGAACGACCTTGCTGGCGAAGTGCTCATTAAAACTGATGACATTGCAGCCGACGCACTTGTCGCTGGCAAGACAGCATCAGGATCAACATGGACTGTGACCGCTAACGACCCATCTTCTTTGATTGAATCTTTGTACGACGCAGCGCGCGAAATCACAGAAGACAGCAACTACTTCCCAACCCATCTTTGCGTAAGTCCTGATGTCTGGCAAAAATTGGGCAGTCAGCTAGACGGATCAAAACGACCTGTCCTTGGTTACACCACAAACGGCGTACTCGGACAGAACGCTCTTGGTCGCGTAGGCGGTCTCGGCTACAACATGATGGATGTCATGGGCTTGTCGCTTGTTGTTGATAACAACTTCGCATCAGGAACCATGCTTGTTGTGTACGCCCCAGGCTTCGAGATCTACGAATCTGGCGCTTCATTGCAATCGTTCGAGAACCCATCAACCTTGGGTCGCACGCTTTCAATCCACCAATACTTTGCGACATTCGTTGCCAAGTCAAGCTTCATCCAATCAATCACGATCGCCTAGTCGAGAGCGGAGCATCCGCTCATGGCCGTCTACACAGTTACACAGAAATACCTCATAGACAACTACGCCGTAGTTCAACTTCTCACCCCCGCAGAAATTGAACTCGGCGCAAGTGTCGTTATCGCTGGAGTAGACGCAACTTTTAACGGCACCTACACAGTCAGGGCACTTCCCCAGTACTTGTATGTCGGCATTGACACTGAAGGCGATCTCATTTACGATGTCAATTACCCCATCGCTAATCAGGTACTTTACGCAAAGACCGCAAGCAGTGTTGCGCGCACGGCTGCTACTGGCACGCTAACTATTACGCAGACTTGCACTTGGGTCACTGCTGCAAACATCGAGGACTGGCTTGGCATTGGCACAGCGACCGCAGCTGACGCCGCCTTCCTAACGGTGTGCGCGGCAGCTGCTTCTCAATTCTGCTGGCGTCGCCGTATGGAAGCAGGCTATGTGGACTCGCTTACGACTGTCCCTTCGCAAGATGTATTCCTAGGAACCCAGATGTACGGTGGCGCGCTGTACCGCCAACGCGGATCGGTAGATCAATACGCCTCATTCCAAAACATGGGCGTAACCCCAGTTATGGGTCTGAACGGAATGATCCGCCAGTTGCTAGGAATTGATCGTCCGCAGGTCGCCTAATGGCTGTACCTAACTACACCGATCTATTCAACGAAGGCTACGACGATCTCGTAGCAAAGCTCTCAACAGTCGTAGGGCTCCAAGTCAATAACGATCCGCGCAATATCACTCCACCAAGCGTCTTTGTAAATATCGACTCCATAGATGGATACAACTACAATGTCGCAAAACTTAACTTCACACTCCAGATCATCACGCTAGGCCCGGGCAACCTTGACGCCCAAAAGAGCCTGCTCAATATCCTTGCCCAGATCTACGCGCTAGACATTGGGGTCGTATCTGGACGCCCAACCAACCTAGACATCGGCGGCTCAACGCTTCCTGCTTATGAGCTGTCGGTTTCCACTGTCGTGCAGACTGCCTAATCCACACTCTCGGTCTAATTATGTGTCAAACTAAAACCAACACTTCCAAGGAGTAATCATCATGGCTGCAACATCCACAATTCTTAGTAATCCAAAAGTGCTCGTCGGAGCCACGAACCTTACGGGCTGGTGCACCTCTGCCACTGTGACTCGTACTGTGACCGCTCTGAATGACACGGTTTTCGGCAACACGGCAAAC